TAAAGACGGCGCTACTGGTCGTGCTGGTGGTAGCGGAAATACACCTTCAACTTCTCCCTCACAAGGAAATAGTGGTGGTACTGGTTATGGCGATGGTGCTACTTGGGGCGGCGGAGGCGGTGGCGGTGGTGCAGGGGCTGCTGGTTCAAACTCTTCAACAGGTGGAGCGCCTAATGGTGCTGGTGCTGGTGGTGTAGGTTCTTTCACACCAATTTCTGGTGGAGCCACAACAGGAACAGGACAACTTTCAAGCGGAAATTATTATTTCGCTGGTGGTGGAGGTGGAGGTGCTGCCTCTAATCCAGCACGAACAATCGCTGCAGGTGGTCTTGGTGGTGGTGGAAATGGTGGTGTCACAAATCCTGCTACTGGAGGACAAAATGGAACTGCTAACACAGGTGGTGGCGGAGGAGGAGATGGACAATCATCTTACCCTGGCAATGGTGGTAGCGGTATAGTAATCATACGATACGCAGTATAGGGGATAAAATGAATAAAAAAGATAAAAAAATAGCAGCAATTTTCACTTATGAAGTAACGATGTTAGTACACATTGTTGCCGATGATGCCATTGAAGCAAGAAAAAAGTTAGATGAACAAGGCGGTATTGTAACAAAGCGTGAAGTAGAACTACTTAACGCTTCTCCGCTATATGGAGAGAAGGAGAAAGAATAGTGGGTCACTACGCAAAGGTAGAAAACGGAATCGTCACACAAGTAATTGTTGCTGACGGTCCTGATTGGTGTGAAAAAAATCTAGGTGGTGAGTGGATTCAGACTTCCTATAACACACACGGTGGAGTTCATACGGGAGGAAAGTTTCCTATCCACAAGAACTACGCAGGTATTGGCTATTTATTTGATGGCATTGGATTCTATGCTCCTCAACCATTCCCATCTTGGACTCTAAACAAAGATACTTATTTTTGGGAACCACCAACACCAAGACCAGATAATGACAAGTTTTATACTTGGGATGAGCCAACATTATCTTGGGTTGAAATAACAGAGTAGAAATAGAGGGGACAATGATTCAAAAGAATGAAACTGTAGCAATCGGCTGGTGTGACAATGGCACAACTGACGGCAAGTTTACCGAAGGGTTAATGACAGCAGTAATTGCTGGCGGTGCCAACGGTATGCCTATCCACACCAGTATCCGAGTCCAAGGTAATCAGATTGGCAGACAACGCCAAGTACTCTTTGACCATTGGGCAGATAAGATTAAGACTGACTGGCTACTGTGGGTAGATTCAGACATAGTCCTTAGCCTAGATGCTATGGCTAAACTGTGGAAGACAGCAGACAAGATAGGCAAGCCTGTTGTATCAGGTGTCTACTTCATCTCTAAGGAGAATGAGGGTAGCCTAATGAAACCATTTCCAGTCTTGTTCAATGATGTATCTGAGTATCAGATTCAGTATATACATCCTTTGCCAGAGGATGAAGTTATACAAATAGATAACGCTGGTTTTGGTTTTGTGCTTATGCACAAATCTATTGTGCCAAAACTACGGGAAGCACACCCTGGCAAGGGTATGTTTACTGAGACTGGCGATGGGGATGATGACCATTTCATAGGCGAAGATATTATTTTCTTCCGCAGAATGAAAGCAGCAAACGTACCATTACACGCTCATACTGGGGCAATAGTCAAGCATATGAAACGCTTTAGTCTTGACTTTGATTACTATGCACTGTACTGGTCTAACGAACATTTAAAGAATAAACTTAAGGAACAGCAAGGAGAATAAGTGGCTGGTCGTGATATTACCGAAGGTCGCTCTAGTAGAGCGATTGCAGTTGATGTAGGTGTTGTATCTGATACCTCTATTTGGCAGAACACTGATATTGCCTATGATGTAGCCCTTGGTGGTATGCCATTTATCTATGCTATTTCTGACCAACGTCCTTATGTCCGCCAGACTGCACCTTACCGAAAGGAGCAGTTTGATAATCAGACTGAACCTGGTGAGCAGTCTTTAACTGGGTGGTGGATAAGAAGCCAGTCCTCGTTTCACGACGGGACTGGCATTACTTTTTATGACCCTGCTTTAATTCCTGGAGAAGGCACATTCCAGTTTAAGGATAGTAAAGGTGTAAACATCTGGACTGAAGGGCAGGTAACTCTGCTTAATGATGTAGATGAAACCCATATTATTACTGGAACTATCTCACCAAGCCGTAGACCTTGGCAGTTAGCACGTGCGGTTCAATGGAATGGTATTGCTGTTGCTACTAACAAAGCCCTAACATCTAATGTTGCGACTATTACAACAGCGGCTGCTCGCAATTTCTCTGCGGGTATAACAGTCACTATTACTGGTGTTGACGATACCTTTAATGGTACCTATATGATTACAACTACACCTAGTAGTACAACCTTTACTTATGCTAAGACTGCTGGAAACGTAGCATCAACTGCTATTAGCCCAACAGGTACTGTCACTAACGTAGATAGTATTGATTGTGTATTACTGCACGATGAGTATGATGTAGACAAACTATACCCAACCATTACTGCAACTGTTAGTAACAAGGCTTTAACTAGCAACGTAGCCACTCTTACCACTAGCACTAATCACGGGCTTAGAGCCTTTATGACTGTTGAAGTATCTGGAGTAGATGCTACCTTTAATGGTGAGTACACCATTACTTCAATACCAACCCCAACTACATTTACCTATGCCAAGACTGCAAGCAATGTAGCCTCACAACCAGCAACTGGTACAGCCTCAAGTAATCTAACCCACTTTATTGATTACAATAGCGGAGCAGAAGACCGAGTCTATGCTATTTGCGATGACGGAACTACTGCTTACTGGGTAACCAATGTTACCTCTGGTGGTTCTACAAAACTTACTGTTTATAAGAAGTCGCTTGATACACATTCAGGTACTACTCCTACTAAGATGTTTGATGTTACTGGTGTTACCGTAAACAATGCTGTTATGGAGTTCGTCAAAGAACGTATTGTTGCCTGTTTTGACAATAAGGTATATGAATTCTCAGGCAGCGCAACAGCATTGCCAACACCTGTATATACACATCCCTCTACATATCACGTCTATACAAGCGTTACAGCATCAGGTCCAGCAATTTATGTTACTGGATTTAATGGTATTCAATCTACAATTCAAAAGTTTACTTTGAATTCTTCTGGTGCTATGCCTACTCTTACTTCTGCTATTACAGCAGCAGAGTTCCCAGCAGGGGAACTCAGTTACTGCATCTTCTACTATCTAGGTTATATGATGATAGGCACTAATAAGGGTTTACGTGTGGCTGAAGTTAGAGATGATGGCTCACTTATCTACGGTCCTCTTATTTTTGAAACAGAACAACTGGCGTAACTGGTCACTCAACTACAGCCGTATCACTAATTGGAACTACAGATAGAATATTTTTCTGTACTGCTGCAGGCAGTGTTGGCTATGCCTATATGGAATCAGAGGATGTTCTTAACCCAAGTGGTTATCTCACCACTGGTTATATTCGTTACAACACTCTGGAACCTAAGAACTTTAAGCGTCTTATTGGACGCGGTGACTTTACCTATGGCTCTATGACATTAGAAACTGTAGATAAAAACGATACAGAATATGATTTGATTTCATATGACATATCAGTTCCACCAGTAGAAGTAACTACTAACCAGCCAACAGGTTCACAAGAATATATAGGCTATAAGTTCTTGCTTTACAGAGACGGCACAGACAACACTAAAGGTCCTATCTTCAAGGGTTACCAGGCAAAGGCGACTATCGCTACTCCCCGCCAAAGACTGATTAAGTTTCCTGTCTTTAACTATGACACTGAGACAGATAAGTACAATGTAATGGTTGGCTACGAAGGACGTGCTATTGCACGTGTGGCTCAACTAGAAACCATTGAACAAAACGGTGATGTCATAACCTGGCAGGATTTACAGACTGGCGAATCTCGCCAAGTTGTAGTTGAGCAAGTTACTTTTACCCGACAAACTCCACCAGACAGGGGGTTCTCTGGCTATGGTGGAATCATTGACATACTTATAAGGACTGTATAAATGAATCCTGCTGACTGGGCTGGCTTAGCCGTTGCAATTACTACTCTCATAGGTGCACTATCAATGGGAGTTAAACATCTAACTAAACATTACTTATCAGAACTTAAGCCCAACGGTGGCTCCAGTCTTAAGGATAAAGTAAATGGTTTAGAAACTAAAGTAGATTTACTAACAGACTTAATTAAAGAAGCACTAAAGAAATGAGGGACAATGAAACCTACGGGAAAACCTGTGGTAGGGAAAGCCACGCCTGCGGCTATTGCTGTACTGAGACAAGCGACAGCATTATTTCCGAAGCGCAAGAAACTGTCCGACGGGCTTTTGCCGTCGCCAGCCCACCTACGTATGAGCCCCAATTCGGACCACAATACTGGGCTAGCAGTAGACCTGACCCACGACCCTGACAATGGCGTAAATTGTGAAATCATTTTTGAAAAACTTAAAGAAGATAACCGCATCAACTATCTTATCTTTCAAGGAAAGATTTGGTCACGGACTAGACGCAAAGAGGGCAACCGCAAGTACAATGGTAGCAATCCTCACAATAAGCACCTACATATTTCTATTGATAGGGCTTACGGTAATGACACTAGTCCTTGGTTCTGGTGGTTAAATCAACCTAAAGTTCTCAATCAGGTAAAGGCTAAACTGCAACCTACTCCTAAAAAGAAAGTTGTTGTTTCTCCTGCTCTTGTATGTACCTGTTGCAAGGTGCACCGTGCTACTGCCTGAAGGAGAACCTAACCCATTACTAGACTGTGATGGGTGCAATGCAGAAGGTGCCTATGTCTACAAAGGCTGGGCATTCTTGTGCGGTAAATGCATAGAAGAAAGAGAGAGTTAATGGAAACTCTAAAGCAACTATCCCTATCTTGGTTTCGTGCTGCAGCATCTGCTGCTATTGCACTCTACCTTGCAGGAGAGACTGATGTTAAAGTTCTAGGAACTGCAGCACTTGCTGGCTTCCTTGGACCTGTCCTAAAGTGGCTAGACCCATCTGCCGCTGAGTTTGGACGCGGAGCAAACTAGCCCCGTAAACGCCTTCTAAGGCGGTTTTTAGACACGAATAGACCCCTTTACCTAGTCCGATAGGTAGAGGGGTCTTTTCTGCTTTCTATCCAGTCTTCCCCTAACTGGTAGAAATCTCATTGATTATTAGGTTGTGCCAATACTGAGGGTAGTCTGAAGCATTAACAAAGACTACTAGGTCCCGCTCTTTGGTATCCCAACGGGTATGAAAGACTGGCTGTAGGTGGGCTATCTCTCTGGCTGGGACTACAAGTATGCCGTCTGAATATCTAAAGCAGATACGGTGGTATGAGTAATCTGTATCTGTATATGGTGGTGCAATCATAATCTGCTGTAGTTTGTTGAATGGGAAGATGGCTGGCTTGCTGCTATCTGTCTTGAGCCATTTGATTTCTAGGTCTCCAATGTAGTTTTCTCTACCATTCCCGTGCAATACAGTGATATGAAAGTCAGTAAAGAAGAAGCGTGGTGTTGGATATAACTTCCAGTTGCCAAAGTATTCAGTCAACGCCTTGCTTGCTATCTGTTCCCGTTTACCATCCCCTGCTACTTGTCGTATAGGTTCAAGCGCCACGTCTATTTAACTCCCACTCTGGTAGTACAGGTTTGGCTGTGATGCCAAGTTGTCTGCGAATTAACTTACGCTTACGCTCAGTAGTTCCTGCCCAGTATCCAAGCACCTTGTTATGTATTGCATACTCTAAACATTCACCTTTGGCTGGGCAGCCCTGACAGATTCTATATAACAAACGTTCATTCATATATTCGCCAGAGTCTTTGCTAAACCACTGCTCAGTATCAGTGCCTTCGCAGGCTGGTTTGTTTTTGAATTCAATCATTACCACTCAACTCCAATCCAAAAGAAACCAAGGTCTATATCTGCGTGCCAACGGCTAATGCAAAAACCAAATCCAAATCTAGTTAGACTGCCACCTACAACTAAAGTAAATCGTTTAAACTTCCAGCCATTGCTGTATCTAAGTTTCATTTAGCCTCCTGTTTTATAGAATCCAGTACCTTTAAAGTGTACTGGGTTTGCTGTCCAAATCCTAATCATTGTTTCACCGCATAGTTCGCAAGGAATAGGAAGATTGTTGGTTGTTTCAGTAATACTTCCGCAAGACTTACACTTAAAATCATATGTCGGCACAGCCACCTTCCTCTCCTGTTGGTGCAGGTAGTGTGACCATACTCCCACAACTAGCACACTCAGCATCTGTAAAGTAGAAGGCAATCTCACCATCTACAAATCCACCTAACATTACAAATACTTCACAACCACAAG